CTCTTGCAAGTATTAAGCCGTCCAAGAAAAAACCAACGCTTCCTCAAGCGCCTTGGGATAAAAAGAAAAACGAAGCATATAATGAACCTCAAGGTCAAGCGAAAAGAATGATGTCTCCATTGCAAAAAATGAGAATGGATAAAGAAAAAGCTGATCGTGATCGTGATGGTAAACTTAAGCCAGGTGTAGTTAAAAAAGAAGCTACATCAGTTGATGAAATTTCAAGAACAAAATTATCTAAGTATGCTAGCGCAGCTAAGCAAGACATTGAAAGAAAAAGAAATAAAGTCAAAGCAGCATTAGATCAGCCAGCAAGTGTTAAGCATGCAAAAGCAGGGCTTAAAGCAATGTCAGGCTTAACTAAAAGATCAAGAGGATCTGATATGTATGTAAATAAAATGACTGGTCGTTCAAAAGTTAAACCAACTAATGAAGCGGCGGTTGATGAAGTTTCAAAGGGAATGGTTGGTAGATATTTGAAAAAAGTACCAGCTTCTGCTGCACATGCAGGAGATCGTGCTGGAACTGGTGGAATGGGTCAAGCAGGTGCTTCAGCTGATGTCAAAAAAGGCTATGAAAAACAACGTAAAAAAGGCATTGCTCAATTTGTGAGACGCCAGAAAGGCACAAATATGGCCGTTAATAAACTTACAGGTAAAGCAAAGGTTCCAGCTAGAGAAGCATATGAAAATATTCCTGCTGCTGATAAGAATCGTAAAGGATATCAAGATCCTATGGGTAAGGGCTTGGCACCAAATGCAAAAGCTCAAGCAGCAAAGAAAATGCCAACTCCTGAGCCAATTGATGAACCAAAAGTTGATGCGAAAAACTTTAAAGATTTCCGTAAAGGCTTAAAAGCATCACCAAAAAGAAAAGGTGATAATCCAGCAGGAGATAAGGCTCCTGTAAAATAAATGAAAATACTTGATAATGTAACTGATGAAAATTTTCAGTTCTTTGCAGCAAGGCATTATTATAATCCTCGCTGTATTGATATAGAAGAATTTCACGAAGATTTGAATAGATTTAAGTATGTTAAAAGGCTGGTGAATAAGTACCTAGAAACAGGAAAATTATCAGAACGATTAATACTAAATCATTTGATTGTTATATTCAATGCTTTTGATATAGAACCTTCTTTGAAAATGTTAGATTATAAATTGGATAAGAAACAATGGGAAGTTATTAAACCTTTTCTAGTATTCTTAAAACATATTAAAAATAATCAATATGTGAATGTGGAAATGGATAAGAAGGTGATTGAAGCTTTAAGGAAAATTTAATGGGAATAGTTAAAAGAGCTGCCGACCTTGCATTTACGTTTAGATTTCTTCGCATGCTTGTCATGGATTGGAAGAAGTGGGATGCGTATAAGCTAGGTATTATTGATGAAAATGGAAAAAGAAAAAAAGAAGTCAAGCTTGATACAAATGAGAAAAAGTCTGCTTTTACTCCGTTCATAAGACTTGCCGCAAATGTAAAAAGAACAGTTGGCTTTAATAAATTAACATCGATCGCAGCAGCTCTCTATCTTATTAAAGAGCATAATCAACTAAGTGATAAAGACATTGATAAAATACTAGATGGACTCGATATAGATCCAACAGATCTTATTAAAGAACAAAATGAATGGTTTGTATTAGAAGATAATAGATTATCACCAGGAATTTATAAAGTAAAGTACCCTAAAGTTATAAATACTACATATGAGGAGGTAGTCTCTGCTAAAGATAAGATTAAGGTAGACAACACCGCTTATCCTATAGGTCAGATCTACGGTTTAGATATTTACGAAGCAGTCCACCTTCTCTCAAATCAAAAGGTGTATATTACACCAGGAGAACTAATAAAATGAGTTTATGGGATAACATTCGAAAACGAAGAGCGGCGGGTAAGCCTAAATTAAAACCAGGTGATAAAAATTATCCAAAAACCTTGAATATTGAAGAAGTTCCAGGTGGTGCTAACACTGCATCAATTCCTAATCCAGCTACTACCTCTCAAGGACAGATTGCTGTTGACCGTAGAAGAAGAAAAGACAAGCATCCTAAACTCTTAAAGAGATTTAGAAGGTATGTAGAGGATGGCAAGTAAAATTTCAGAAAATACTGAAGTTGCTTTACCACTTAGAAATATTTTATCTTTAGTTGTAGGAGCAAGTATTGCCACGTGGGCATACTTTGGTATTGTAGAACGATTAAATAATATTGAAACATCACAAACCATGATGCATAATGATGTACAGATGAATACTGAGTTTCGTATTAAATGGCCTCGTGGTGAAATGGGAAGTTTACCAGCAGATAGCGAACAATTTATGCTAATAGAACATCTTGCTGGTGAATTAGATAAATTAACAAATGAAATAGAAAGTGGGCAAGCTCCGTTTGATCAACAACAACAATTAACTCTAAACTTTTATAAAGATCGAATTGAACAATTAGAAAAAGCTCATGAAAAAATTCGTAATGATATAATGGATTTAGTTCATGATTTAAATGGAATAAAACGTGTAAATGGGGGTCACTAATGATAGAGACTTTATTTGTTTTATTTCTTTATATGAACAACAAAGTGATAGAGTATACACCAAAGGACAGCTTAGTTGATTGTTTAGGAACTAAGCGCCAAATTGAACGAAATCTTGGTGATAGTAGCAGATATTCTTGTGAGAAGCATACTGTTAAAACTATGGAAAAGACAAATGGCAAGAAAGAAATATTAGAATTTATTGAGGATTGATATGGCTAGACTTTATTTAATATTACTAATTTTAGGATTAATGTCTTCTATTGGATATGCTGGATATTCTTATTATATGTGGTCACAAGAAACAATTGGAACACTAAGAGAAAATAACGTGAAATTAAAATCTGCTGCAGAAACTTTACAAGTGACAGTAGATAAAATGGCAGAAGATGCACAAAGAAATGAAGAATTAAATCGTAATTTAACTAAACAATTACAAAAATCACAAGAGCACCTTGATAAACTCAGAGGTGTATTTGCAGAAATTGACTTGACTATGGAGGCATTAACAAATGCACAAGGACTCGAAGACAGGGTTAATGCAGCAGTTGAAAAGCTCATTAACAGAATACAAAATGAAACTACTCCTCCTTCTGACGATCCCATTCCTACTGACAGCGTGCGGAATGAGGACACCGGAACCGGAAGTAGTGGTCCAAACTGAATATCAAGAACAACTTGTTCCTATTCAAGAAAGACCTAAAGCAGTAACTATGCCATCAGTTGATTGGTTTGTTATTACTGAAGAAAACCTAGAAGAAAAGCTAGCTGAAATCGATACTAAGACAGGCGATGTAGTTTTATTTGCTATAACTCCTAAAGGATACGAAAACCTAGCTCTTGGTATAGGTGACTTACGTAGATATATAAAGGATCAACAGGCTATCATAGGTTACTATGAAGAAGCTTTAACCTCAGAAAAATAAATCAATAAAAATTAAAAAAATATGGGAATATACCATATATGGTATATGTACAAACTCGTGTTTTAATATATAATACTATCAAGAAAACAATCCTACTTATGCAGCATGCCATCCAGGTGTGCTTGATCTTTTTTACGCAAAGGAAAAACTCATGTTAAAAATAGTTCCAAACAATTCAGAAGTTAATACCCGTCAACTTCTGTCTCAGACTAAATTTTATGAAGGGTACTCTCGTTGGAGTGAAGAATTAAATCGTTATGAAACTTGGGAAGAAGCTGTGACTCGTGTCATGGATATGCATAGAGAGTATTATTCAGAAAAAATGTCACCGGAACTAGAACAACTTATAGATGAAGCAGAGTCCTTATATAAACTACAATACGCTTTAGGTGCTCAGAGAGCGCTCCAGTTTGGCGGTGAACAGCTCAAGAAGCATCAAATGCGGATGTACAATTGCACGTCTAGTTACGCAGATAGAGCAGAATTTTTTGGTGAATTGTTTTACATCCTCTTGTGTGGTGCTGGTGCTGGATTTTCTGTTCAAAAGCATCATGTAGATAAAATGCCAGATATTACAGAACGTAAAAAACAGGCAAAGGGTTTTGTTGTTGAGGATTCAATTGAAGGTTGGGCTGATTCTTTATCAGTTCTTATGTCTTCTTATTTTGTTGGCGGTGGAACTCATCCAGATTTTGAAGGACGTAAAATTTATTTTGACTTACAAAATGTAAGACCGAAAGGCGCAAAGATTTCAGGTGGATTCAAAGCCCCTGGACCAGAACCACTTCGTCGTGCTCTCGATAAAATTGAACATATGTTACAAGGTGTTGTTTTATCTGGTCGTAAAAGGCTTAAGCCAATTGAAGTATATGATATCGCAATGCACGCCGCAGACGCAGTTTTAGCAGGTGGTGTACGTAGGTCTGCTACTATTTGCTTATTTTCACCAGACGATGAGGAGATGATGAATGCAAAAACAGGAAATTGGTTCAACGATAACCCTCAACGGGGCAGAAGCAATAATTCAGCTGTTATCGTCAGATCCGAAATTACTAAAGAAGATTTTAAAAAAATCATGGAACCAATCAAACAATTTGGAGAACCAGGATTTTACTTTGTCGAAGACAGAGATTTCACGACTAATCCGTGTGTTGAGATTGGTATGTATCCGCAAATTGATGGAGAATCAGGTTGGCAAGGATGTAACTTAACTGAAATCAACGGTGGGAAATGTACAACTGAAAAAGAATTTTATAAAGCATGTCGTGCTGCTTCAATTATGGGTACACTTCAAGCAGGATACACTGATTTTAAATATATAGGGGAAATTTCCAAAAAGATCTATGAAAGAGAAGCACTATTAGGTGTTTCAATTACAGGTTGGATGAATAATCCAGATGTTTTATTAAATGAAACTATTCAAGAAAAGGGTGCTGAAATTGTCAAACAAGTCAACCGAGAAGTTGCAGGACTTATTGGAATCAATCCAGCGGCTAGAACAACGTGTGTCAAGCCATCAGGAAACGCTTCGGTTTTATTGCAAACTGCTAGTGGTATTCACGCTGAGCATTCCCCTCGTTATTTACGCCATATACAACTAAATAAGGAGACTGAAGTTGCTCAGCTTATTGCTTCTGAAAACCCTTACATGGTTGAGGAGTCGGTATGGTCTAGCAATAACACTGATTATTGTATTGCTTTTCCTGTTATTTCCCCTCAAAACTCTCTCTATAGAGAAGACCTGTATGGAACCGAATTGCTCGAAAAAGTCAAGCTCGTTCAATCCAGCTGGGTTGAAAGTGGTACCAATAAAGAGCTGTGTGCTGATGAAAGAATCAGGCACAATGTGTCAAACACCGTTACAGTGATGCCACATATGTGGTCACAAATTGAAGATTATGTATATGAAAATCGTAATTATTTTGCAGGTATTAGTTTCTTAGCTGGTTCCGGTGATAAAGATTTTGCTCAAGCTCCTATGAGTGAAGTCATGACTGAAGATCAGATTGTTGATAAATACGGTAAAGCTGCATTGTTTGCATCTGGTCTGATTGTCGATACACGTAAATCAGGATTTAGAGATCTTTGGGATGCTACCTTTATAGCACAGCAACCTGAAGAATATAGAGGAGAAGTAAGCGACTTGAATAAAGAATGGATCCGCCGCTTTAATAAGTTTGCTGATAACTATTTTATGGGTGATACAAAGGAAACTGAGTATTGTCTAAAGGATGTTTTCCTTCTTCATAAATGGACTAAGATTCAACAGAATTATACTGCAGTGGATTTTGTAACACAACTAACAGAAAAAAGATTTACAGATATCGATACAATGGGTGCAATGGCGTGTCATGGTGGAGCGTGCGAAATTACTTTCTAGGAGCATAAGGGATTGAAACATTACTACATCGAGTGTCAATACTGTGAAGAAGAAACCACAGTTTCAACACTACAAGAAGAGCCAGATTTTTGTCCTATGTGTGGCACACAAGTAAATGCTGTTTATTTAGATCAAATGGATGATTCAAACGAGTAATAAAATGGAATTTAATTCAGTAGCTACTAATATACAAAACGCTATGATGATGCAAGGCATAAGTAAAAATATGCCTATGAATATTCCTAATAAAGCTCAATCTCTAAAAGGTGTAAGTGAAAATATGCCTTTTAACCATGAACATAAAAATACAGATCGTGAATATATTCGTGAAACATATTACAATTATAATGCTAAAGGTGAGCGAGTAATGATTAGACAAATAGGACATATGGTTGATATTACTGTACTATAAATAAACATATGTGGTATTATAATGAAAAAGAATTTGAACCAGCTGAATTTTCTTATGAAGATTTGGCTGGTTTTGTTTACATAATTACTGATTTAAATAACGGTAAAAAATATGTAGGAAAAAAATTATTTTGGGGAACAAGAAAATTAAAACCTCTTAAAGGAAAGACTCGTAAAAGAATAACAAAAATAGAGTCTGATTGGAGAGAATATTTCGGATCTAACGAAGAAGTAAAAATGTTAGTCGAAAATGAGGGACAAAAAAGATTTAAAAGGAACATCCTCCACCTATGTAAATCAAAAGGTGAAATGACTTATTTAGAAATGAAAGAACAAATTGATCGTGAAGTACTATTCCGTGATGATTATTATAATGAATTTATTGGAGGCAAAATTCATAGTAAACATTTAAAGGAATATAAAAATGTACGAATACAAAGCAAAAATTCTCCGAGTAGTTGATGGAGATACTGTAGACGTAGACATCGATTTAGGATTTGGAATTGTATTGACTGATGAAAGAGTTAGAATTATGGGTATCGATACACCTGAAACTAGAACAAGCGATAAGGTTGAAAAACTTTTTGGTTTAGCAGCAAAAGAAAGAGCAAAAGAACTTTTATCTAAAGGCGCAACTTTAAAAACCTTTGCAGCAAAAGATGGAGAGGATATGAAAGGAAAATTTGGTCGTATCCTTGGTGATTTTATTTTAAAAGATGATCGTATGTTCACTGAAGTTTTGATAGAAGAAGGGCATGCTGTAAAATATCATGGCCAGAACAAAGCAGAAATAGAAAAAAGTCATTTAGCTAATAGAAATAAATTAATGACTGAAGGTACAATAGATCCAGCGGAAGTTCAAAAAGTTTCAGAAAAATAAAAAAAATGGTTTACATTTGATAAGAACTATGGTAGAATGGTTACATAATGATAGGAGTAAACTATGATCTTAATAGATTATAATGGTATTGCCATCGGCAATGTAGTAGTACAAAAACTTGCAGCGGATGAGAATCTTATTCGACATATGATTCTAAATTCAATCCGTATGTATCGCCAAAAATTCTTAAAAGAATATGGTGAAGTTGTAATTATTGCCGATGGTACAAATAATTGGAGGAAAGAAGTATTTCCTCAATATAAAGCTAGTCGTAAAAAATCACGCGATGAGTCATCTATTGATTGGAATGAAGTGTTTCGTATTATCAATATGGTTCGTGATGAAATACGAGATAATTTTCCTTATAAAGTTATGCACCAACAAGGTTGTGAAGCCGATGATGTAATTGCTCAAATCGCATTACAAACTCAAGAGTTTGGCAAACATGAGCCTGTCATGATCGTTTCAGCCGATAAAGATTTTATTCAATTACAAAAACATAAGAACATTCGTCAGTTTTCCCCTATGACTAAAAAATATGTTTCTGATCCTAATCCTCATAAATATATGATGGAACATATTTTCCGCGGAGATGGTGGCGACGGAGTCCCTAATGTGCTCTCTGATGACAATGTTTTTGTAGAAGGACGTAGACAATCTCCTGTAACAAAGAAAAAGATTGAGCAATGGTTATCATCTGATAATTTACAAGCTGCTATGGGAGATGATATATATCGTAACTACCAACGTAATCAACGTATGATTGACTTAACTATGACACCTGATAATATTAAACAGGAAATTATTGAAACCTATGAAGGCCAAGATCCTTGGTCAAACAAAGGAAAAGTTTTTCCTTATTTAATTGCTAAACGCTGCAAATTACTTATGGAAAATGTTCAAGAATTTATATGATGATTATATATAAAATTAAGATGAATAGGAGTTTATAATGGTAATGCTAGTTCATGAAGTTCTTGACGAAGCTAGAAAAAAACGAAAAAAAGACGAACGAATTCAAGTGCTAAAAAATAATGAGTCATGGGCACTTAAAGATATTCTCAGAGGTTCAATGGATCCTACCATTGAATGGAATCTGCCAACAGGGGAGGATGTTCCTTACACCCCTAATCAACCGCATTCAGCACCAGGTAATCTATTACGTGAAAACACAAAGTTTAAGTTCTTTGTGAAAGGTGGACCTGGTGACAAAATGATGAAGGCAAAGCGAGAACAGATATTCATTGGGATTCTAGAAGGTATAGATCCTAATGATGCATTGTTAGTCATCGATATGATTAACAAAAAACCGCCTTCGGGCATAACTAAACAAGTAGTAGAGGAGGCTTTCCCTGGCTTACTTAAGGGTTAAAAACAATAAAAATAGAAACTCAAACTACTAAGGTCGCTGCGCTTCTGTGCTAGCGGCCTTATACACTTCAAAGGAGGACAAATGTCCAAGTTAGAAAGACTGCAACAAGATTCAAAAGAGCTGAAAAAATTTGTAGAAAAACTAACAAAGGAGGGTAATGATTCATTAGCATCTAAAGTTCTACTTAAAAAGAGATTTTTAGATAGACGGATCGATGAATTATATTCTACAGCATAAAAAGGTGTACATTTTTGAAATATTTGGTATAATAGATTAGGGAGCTTTAAGGTGGATGGATAAATAGTTATGTTATTCATCCATCTTTCGTTAAAATGAATTATTTACAATTTTATGGTTTACTTTTGGTTTCATATATGGTAAGATTTTATAATGGAGGTTACATATGAATATTTTTATCTTAGATCGTGATCCTATTATTGCTGCACAATTACAGTGTGACAAACATGTGGTCAAAATGATTGTCGAATCAGCTCAAATGCTATCCACAGCACATCGTATGCTCGATGGTTATGTTGAAAAACGTCCATCAAAATCAGGTAAACGTATGATCAATTATTGGGTACATCCAACACCACATAAAGAAGAACGTCTATACAAAGCTGTGCATCATGGTCATCCATCAACAGTATGGACTATGGAATCGGATCGTAATTATAAATGGCATTACGATCATTTTGTTGCTTTGCTTCACGAATATACTCATCGGTATGGTAAAGAACATGGTACATCAAAATTACAGGATATACTTACTTTGCCTCCACGTAATATCAAAAAGCGAGGCCTAACACCTTTTAAGTTAGCTATGGCTGACTATCCCGAATGCATTGCTCTTGGCGATCCAGTCGAGGCGTACCGTGCATTCTATCAAACCAAGCAATCAAGATTTAAAATGGCTTGGACAAACCGCAACGTACCTGAATGGTTCAAGGAGGTAGCATGACTAAAGACAAAACACGCGCGTCAAGAATGATGAGATCTAAAGCAGCTAGATTACGTAGAAAAGCTCGTAAGACTATGATTGAAGATCGAACACTGCGTTTGTTTGCTCGACTCCGAAGAAAAAGGAAACAAGCAGCATAAAGTTGTTTACTTTTGGTTTAAATTGTGGTAGATTAAATTATGGATATAAAATTTTCTGGATATAAAATGTCATCTAAACAGCAAGCGATCATATGCGAAGCCTGTGATCTCGTGCTTAGCCAACTCGTGTCTAAAAGATTAAAGGACTCTTTATTCTTAAATATTCATGTTGTTAAAGACTTACATGTGACACATGGTATATGGGGCGATGTAGATGTTGAAGACTGCTACGAAAAGTCACCAAAAGAATACACAATTCGAGTAAATTACTCTGGTATAAAATCCTTTATTAAAATGCTAGAAGTATTGAGTCATGAGTTAGTTCATGTGGCTCAATACGCTACTCGTAGAATGAGGATTTTATCAGAATCATTTAAAGTAGCTTATGGTAAAGAACACTTTAACAGTCATCGTATGCCATATTCTGAAAGACCATGGGAGATTGAAGCACACGAAAAAGAATACATATTATTTAGTAAAGCAGTAAATTCTTCTGATAACATACAAAAATACATAGAAAAATCTAGTTATCACTATGGGTTAGGAATGTAATGTTTGGTGAAATAGAATATAAAGTAATAGATGAAGTTAAGTTTGGTCCTGAGGATAATCCTGGCACTTGGCTTCGTTTAGAAGAGTCACCAAAAGGTAAGAGAGTCATTAGATCTTGGTCTGGTGCTGGTAGAGATAAGTATTGGAAAGTAATGTATAGATATGATGTAGACAAAAATTGGGAAAGCTGGAAAAAGATATGCCAACGTATACGCTTAGGGACATAAAAAATAATCATGAATGGGAAGTTATTTGTTCATGGGATGAGTTACAGACAACATTAGACGAACTACCCAATGTAATTCAAGTACCATCAGCTCCAAAAATTGTAAGTGGAGTCAAAGGTTTGAACTCTCATATTCCATCAGGTTTTAAAGATGTGTTGGATAGAGTAAAAAGTGGTGCAGCAAAAGACAATAAAATTAATACACATCGATGAAAAAATCAAACTCAATGAACGTCTTACCAGACGAATTAGAATTTTTTGAACCAATAACTGATACACAAGAAGAAGTTTGGGAAGCTTGGAAAGAAGGTTACAATTTAGTTTTAACAGGATCTGCAGGTACTGGTAAAACTTTTATTGCTATATACTTAGCATTAAGAGAATTTTTATTATCATCTTCATATAGAAAAATTATTGTAGTAAGATCAGTTGTTCCTACACGTGAAATTGGCTTTTTGCCTGGAGATGAGAAAGCTAAAAAGGAATCTTATACAGTTCCATACAAAGCAATATTCAGTGAAATGTTTGGATATGATGGTGCTTGGGGTAAAATGCTTTCAGCAAACAAAGTAGATTTCGAGTCTACATCTTTTATTAGAGGAACTACATTTGATAATGCCATTGTTATAGTTGATGAAATGCAGAATTGTAATTTCCATGAACTTGACTCTATTATTACAAGAATTGGATTAGATACTAGAATTATTTTTTGTGGAGATTATTATCAATCAGATTTTAAAAAGGAAGATGAAAGAGAAGGCCTTATAAAATTTCTTACTATCTTAGAACAAATGAGGCACTTTAAGCAATTTACTTTTGGATGGGATGATATTGTTAGATCTGATTTAGTTAGAGATTACATTATGACAAAAGAAATGTTAAAAATAAGGTAAAGGACATGTTTTACGAAACTATAAAAGATAGAAAACAAGTTAGATGGTATGATCAGGAAAAAATTCCTGAAAAGTCTTTTATTGACGAATGTTTAAAGAAAACATATGAAGCTGTAGCATCTAAACAAAATTTAATGCCATACAAAGTGTGGGCAATTGGACCGGCTAATAAAGAATTAAACCAAGGTTTATATGAAATATCTCAACACTCTGGTGTAAGAGATAATTATAATTTATTGACAGCACCATATCAATTTATTTACACTGTAAGGTTAGCTGAAGGTAATGCTAAAGTTGAAAGTGACTTAGCAGGAGGACATCAACAGCCTCCAATGGATCCTAAAAAATATAAAGATAGAATTATAATTAAAAGTACTAATATAGAAGTAGGAATGCATGCTACTATATTAAGTAAGCTTTTAATTGAAAATGGATTAGATGTTGCTTACACTCTATGCTTTGAAGATTTTGAATATAATCCTGATTATTGGATAGATCGCGGGTTTGATTTTATTGATGATGAAGTACAATTTATAATGTCTGCTGGATATCCTGATCCTGAAAAATATATAGAATCGTGGGAAGATAAACCAGATTATTCTAAAGTAGTTGAGTGGATATGATAAAGATTTATGGTACTCCTTCATGTGGGTGGTGCAGGAAAGCAGTAAATGCTTGTGAACAGTATAACTTAAGATATGAATATATAAGTTTAGATACACCAGAAAAACAAGAACAATTTAAAAAAGATTTTCCAAACGCTAAAACCGTTCCACAAATTACTTGGTATGGTAATTATGTTGGTGGGTATGAAGCGTTAATGACAGAAATTGAGAATACACGTAATTACGGTGATGGACCATGATTGAACCTCCAAAATATCAAAAGGATGCTGTTCCTACTTTAAAAGGTTGGAAACATCCAAAACGTAGAGAAATTTTAGTATCTAAAAAATTTACTCAAGAAGAAATTGATGAATATTTAAATGCCCAGAAAAAGCCAAAGGCTAAGCCTAAGCCTAAGCCAAAGGTAGAAAAGCCTAAAGTAGAAGTTAAAGAAAAGCCAAAGGCTAAGCCTAAGCCGAAAATCGCTGCAGATGTTTTAATAGAATTAGAAGGTGTTAAAATATTAGCAGGTGATGGAAAAATCATTTCTAAAAAAGCATTGGTTAAACGCGCTAAAGATAGAGTTGTAAAACAACCAAAGCCAAAGCCTTTGCCACCTGAAGTTAAGGTACAAAAGCCTAAAGAAGTTCAAAAGAACCGAAAAGAATTAATTGAAAAGCAAATAGAAAAACAAAAAGAAAAACCTGAAGTTAAGGTAGACGATAGATCAGAATTTATAAAAAAACAAAAAGAAAAAGTTGAAGCTGATGCAAAAAATTATGACTATACACATATCCTTATAAAAGGTTCTATGGGTCGAGGTGTTTTAAGATTATCAGAAAAGCTAGGTGTTGATCCTACTGAATACTTTTCTCAAGACTTAGAATGGAAATTAAGAGATTATCAAGCAATGAAAGGGTTAGTTGAGGATGGAATTTTTGGTCCAAAAACTCAAGCTAAATTATATGGAAATGAATAATGGCTAAATTTAGTCGATTCGATACCCGCAATAAAAAGAAAAATCGAAACAAACAAATGTCAAAAGAAAAAGATTTCAGAATAAAGCGAATTCTGAAAAAAAATGGTTTACATTTAAGAAAAACTATGGTAGAATACTCCTATAATGTAAAGGAGGATCTATAATGAAAGATGTAAACAAAGTAATTTTAACTGATTGTGATGGCGTTCTCATGAATTGGGAATATGCATTTAATGTTTGGATGCAATCTCAAGGTTATGAAATGACTGATAAAGGTATGACTCATTATGACATGGGTGATCGTTATGGTTTAACAAATCGCGAAAAACGTCGTCTTGTTCGTCAATTTAATGAATCAGCTGCAATTGGTTTTTTACCTCCTTTACGAGATGCTATGTATTATGTAGACTTATTACATCGTAAACATGGTTATGTATTTCATATGATTACAGCATTATCCAAAGATGAGTCTGCACAAAAGCTTCGTATAATGAATACTAAAAAACTTTTTGGTGAAACAGCTTTTGAAAAATTTATTTTTGTAGATACTGGTGCTGATAAAGATGAAGTTCTAAATGAATATTATGACAGTGGCTATATATGGATTGAAGACAAATTTGATAACGCTGAGCTAGGCGATGAAATGGGTTTAGAGTCTATTTTAGTTGAACATGGTCATAACATGCATAATGAAATGTTTCCTACCTTTGCAACATGGAAAGAAATTTATGACTATATTACCAATTGAAAAATCTTATATTAAGATGAATACTAATGTTATCACTTGCCATTTTCCTTGGCAAGATGAGCTATCTGAAAAATGGATAGAAGACATTAAAAAGCGTGGTGATGAAATGAATCATAAGACTAATGTCAAAGCTGATATGACACAATTTGAAGCTTTGGTTTATGATGATTTGTATATTCCACTTAAAGAGTTTATAATTAGTTTAACTAAATTTCATGATAATTATTCTGATCAAAGACAACTAAGTATTACTGATATGTGGGGAGCAGTTTATCATAAAGGTGAAAGTGCAGATATGCATGAGCATCATCCTGCCGCTTTTAGTTTCGTATACTACTTAAAAGCATCAGAACATAGCTCTCCATTAATTTTTCCTACATGTGAAGCTGGATTTAATGTCAGGCCTATACCAGGATTAATTACTTTATTTCCTGGTTATCTCTATCATGCAGTTCCACCACAGCAAATTGAAGAAGAAAGAATTGTAATAGCTGGCAACTTGTCTATGATTAATAAGGAAGGTATTTTTGAGTGACGATTTTTGATTTTTTAAATAAACGTAGTCAATGGGAATGGATCGTTTGTGATTTTAAATTGCCTCAAGAAAAATATCAAGGCACTATAAATAATCTTCAGTGGTTCATAAGATATGGACATAGAAGCAATAGTTTGAGAAAAGGTTTTGAAGAAGCAAAAAATCTTGCTCAAGAAATAGTAGATGAAATGAATTTTAAATAATGCTTTTGTTATGTTTCAGGGAGAGAAACAATGGCAGAAGACCGAAAAAACGATATCGTTGATTTACCTGAAGGTAGATTAGAATTATCACTTAGAGTTCTTGGTAATGAGCTTATAGGTGTAAAAATGATAGTTGACGATATGAAAATAAAATGGGTTGTTGTAGGAAGTATAGCACTTGCAGTTTTATTATGGGCAGCAGCAGGATTTGCTCCAGTGTTAAATTCTGTTTTTGGCGCATGATATGGCTGAGAAAAACGCTTTTGGCGTAGAACAAAAAGTAAAACCTCCAGCAAAAACTTTGCAACCCGATTCTATCTTTGCACACTTAGATGCGGATGGTGATGGAGTTGTTACTGATGAAGAAATGGCAAGGGCAAAAGAAATAGCTGAGTTTGAACATCGCGAAAGAATGCGTGAGAATGAAGATAAGAAAGAAGATCAAATTAGATCAATGGCGTGGTTTGCATTGTGGGGTATGTTATTATATCCGATTACAATAATAGCAACGTCATTTTTTGGACAAGAAACGGCAGCAAAACTAGTAAGCGATATAGCTCCGACTTATTTTGTCGCAATTGCTGGTTTAGTAGCAGCATTCTTTGGTGCTCAAGCTTATACAAAAGGGAAAAGCGACCCTCCTAAAAAATGAGAAATTATTATGAAACGTTTAATATATCAAGTATATGTTGGAAAAAAATCTAAGCTGTACAATCACTGTACAGATTCAGTAAAAGAATACGCCGCAAGGATTGGTGCTGATTATATTAGACAAAAAACACCAATCCTTCTTATTCGCCCTGATCCTTTTACTACAAATAGAAGTAAAGAAGCGGTAGACAGATTAGGGTATTTACCTATTTATGAGAAAGAAAATGCATTCACATATCTTAAAACTTATGACCAAGTTGCAATCATTGACAGCGATGTTTGGGTCAGACCAGATAGCCCTAATGTTTTCGACGCTGTTGATCCTTCTGTTGACTTCGCTGGCGTAGTAGAACGTGAAATGCCAATTTTAGATTGGTATTCTAAAAAGATTGCTAATTATTCCAAAATGCAATATAGTAACATCCGTTCCGTTGATTGGAAATGGGACAAAAGAGGTGGTGAATTTTTTAACATGGGAGTTATGCTTTTAAATAAATCTATTGATAGATTTTTAAATGATGAAACACCTCAACAATTTCTGCGTAGGCCTAGATTTAAAGCCTTTATTGATGGTCAAGGAGCATGGAAATGGTCCACTGATCAAACACTGCTAAATACTTGGATTAAAGAAGAGCCTATGAAATTGCAACATCTAGACTATCAATGGAATGCTTTATATACAGCTGTAAAACCTGATGCTGTTAAAAAATCTCATTTTGTACATTTTTTCCTAAAGGATAAACTTCCTCAACGCGGAGAAAACGTAGAGGAATTAATGAAAAATGTTAATTAGTAAAAATTTATTCATACACATACCAAAAAATGCTGGTATGACAATAAGACATAGCCCAATGCTAAAAGAAAAAATTCTTGTAGCTGGAAGTAATATTCATAAATCGCCACAATATTCACAAGCAGTTTTAAACAAAATGAAATCCTTAGGAGATCATCATGGTTTCGAACATGCGCGATGGAGAGATATACATCCTTCAGTACGTGAACGAAATCAAGCTTTTGCTGTTATACGTAATCCTTGGGATCGTGTTGTAAGTCGTTATTTCTTTGCAAAGAAAGTAATAGAAGTAGAAAAGAAAGTAGATCCAAGTTATGCTGATGTTAGTTCGTTTGAAGCTTTTTTGGAAGAACGTCATAAATGGGGATCCGAAGACTATATGTGGCATAGAGCAGTTCGTGGATGGTATCCTGCTTTTGATCACGTTATTGACGATGATAGGAATGTTAGGTGCGATATTATACGCTTTGAACATTTAGATGATGATTTGTGTTCATATTTTAATTTACCTATGATGTCACGGAAAAGAAATGTCACTGCACTTAATAAAGGATCTTACAAAGACATATATACAAAAGAAACAATTCAAATAGTAGCAGATTGGTATAAAGCTGATATTGATTATTGGAAATTTGATTTTGATACATCTGCAAATCAAAATTACTGGAAACAAGAACAATGATGGGAAATCCTGTAAATAAAGATGCAGATAGCATTATTAAAGCAATACCTAAAGATACGATTGGATGTGAAATTGGTGTATGGGAAGCTAATACTTCAATGAAATTTTGGAAGCAAGGATTACAGCATTTATATTTAGTTGACGCTTGGAGTCCTATTGCATATAAAGATCAACCAGAAAATGAACATGGATCCTATGAAGATTATTTGAAAAAATATAAAAAATTAACTGGAGAAGCTACTGAAGAAGCATTCCATAGATATTATGATAAAGTCTATAAGCGGGTTGTCGATAAATTTAAAGATACAAATAATGTTACAATCTATCGTATGACGTCAAAAGAGTTTTTTGAAAGCTTTACTGAAAAATTAGATTGGGTCTATGTAGATGGTGCGCATGATTATATTGGATGTTTGTATGATTTAGAAGAATCTAGAAAAATAGTTAAACCTGGCGGTAAAATTTTTGGGGATGATTATCGGTGGACTAACAAACATGGAAAGCATGGAGTTACACAAGCTGTAAATGAATTCATTAATAAGTATGGATATAATATAAAACGTTATGGGCTATTACAGTTTGAAATAGGAATTTAATATGTTAGCAGAATTATTTAATAAGTATGGTTGCGATAAAGCAAGTAAACATTCTTATGATGTAGTGTATGAAGCAGAGTTTCAAGGTATGAGAAATCTGCCAATTAATTTTTTAGAAATTGGAATTTTTAAAGGAAATAGTATTCAAGCTTGGCTAGACTTTTTTCCTAGAGCAACAATTTATGGCATCGATACTTTTCAACGAATTGATCCTAAAAATATTCCAGTACTTAAACACGAAAGAGTTAAATGGTTAAGGGCTGATTCTACCAAAGAAGCAACACGTGACTTAGTAGACACAGTTTGGAATGATGTTAAATTTGATATTATTCTAGATGATGGAATGCACACTCCACGCGCAAATGGACAAACGTTTTTACACTTTTACAATTTTTTAAAAGATGATGGAATGTATTTGATTGAAGATGCATGGCCACTTCATATCATGTCAAAGGAAGAAAAAAAGCATCCATGGATTAGAAAATATCCTGAAAGATATAACGCCGATGAAATGTATTTTTTTCAAAAGCACTTACCACCTACCAAAGTAGAAGAATTTGATTTAAGGAAAAACTCAGGTGAACCTGATAGTTACATATTTAAGATTACAAAATGAAACACTTTGCAATAGTTGTCAAAGACAACGACATATCTGAAAAAGGATATGAATTTTTAGTTAAAAGCTCAAAGTCTGTTGATAATAAATTTACAATAGAAAAATTTGATGCCGTTACTCCAGAAAACGTTGAAAGGCTTATGTTTGAGTCAGATGTCACTTGGAACTATCCTTGGGAAGGTGAAGTTATTGACATCGCAAGTGGAATGAAAAAACGTGCTTATCAAACAAAAAATAAGTATGCACGCATGGCTGCAGCAATGAGTCATTTTCAATTATGGCAAGCTTGCTTTGAAAAACAAGAACCTTTTATGATACTTGAACACGATGCTATGTTTATGTTAAGATGTGACGTAGATATTACTAAAACAAAGTTTGATATTTTAGGTATTAACAACCCATTAATGGCTACTAGATTAGCTCAGAAATACTATGATTTAGTAGTAGGTAATTTTGATCAATATCAACCAGTGCCTTATGTTGATAATGATATTACTGTTCCTCAAGGATTAGCAGGAAATTCAGCATATATAATTTCACCAGCTGGCGCTGAGCAAATGATATCATTAGTTTATAATTATGGATTATGGCCAAATGATGCTTTAATGTGTAAGCAATTAGTAAATAAACTCGGTGTCACTAGAAAATTTTATACAAGGGTTCAAGGGTTACGGAGCACTACAACACAATGAATTATGTAATACAAATTGATGATATTGAAGAATCAGTACAAGCTGCTAAAAGAGCTATTAGAACAGCATCTTCTCATGGCGCTAGTGTAAAAGTATTTCATGCAATTACTCCACGTAATACAGATGTTTTTAAGAAGTGTGAAGAAGAAGGTATTAATCCTGAAGGATTTAAAGAAATATATTCACGTTTTGAAAATTGTATTGCAGCATTTTTATCACATTATACATTATGGAAGAAGTGTGTTGAGGAAGATTCCAGAATTGGTATTCTTGAGCATGATGCAGTTATCACAAATCAATGGAACAGTGATATACCATTTGATAAAGTATGCAATATAGGTAAACCTTCGTATGGAAATTTTAACCATCCAGCTCACCTTGGTGTTGGTCCACTTGTTTCAAAACCTTATTTCGGTGGAGCTCACGCTTATTTAGTGAACCCAGCAGGAGCCAAAGAATTAATTAAACAAGCTAAAATAGCAGCTAAGCCAACAGATGTATTTTTACATAGAGATACATTCCCTTGGCTACAAGAAAAAAATCCATATGTTGCTGAAGTCAAAGATTCGTTTACTACAATACAAAAGGAAAGAGGATGCCAAGCCAAACATAATTATGGAGAAGGATATGCGTTACTCTAATCTTTTTATCACTGGATATGATAAAAATAATAAATGGATGTTAGACTGGTTTTTAAAAAATTTTAATGAACACTGTTCTACACCTATCCTTCCATATGATTTTGATGATTTTAAAACACCTGTTGACGGTCAAAAGAATTGGTTTAAAAAACCATTTGCTATGATAGATGCTTCTAAGAAAGCCGAAAAGGTTTGTTGGATTGATTTAGATTGTCATGTACTAGGTTCAATAGATAATATTTTCGATCACACATCTCCAAATAAACTTTCAATGGTAGAAGATGTACCTTGGTCAAAACGAAGAGGAGAAACGTGGCACAATTCAGGAGTGGTTTTATTTGAAAATAGACCTAATATTTTAGATGAATGGGCAGCGGCTGTTTCTTTAAACCCTCAAGTAGGAGATCAAGAAGTATTACATTCTTTAGTGAGAGAAGGAATGAGAAGATTAATACATATAGAAAGTATATCACGTAAATATAATACTTTAAGACTAGACAAATTAGATAACTCTGAACCTAAAAAAGTTTTAGTTATGCATTGGACTGGAAAAAAAGGTAAAGAAGAAATAAGGAAATTAATTAATGAGTAAAGTGGCTCATCTTATTGGCAACGGGAAATCATCTGCACTTTATAACCCTTCAAAAGGATTGAAAATTACTTGTAATGTTCCTCCATTTGAAGTTGCTAATTGCTACACTACTGTAATGGTAGATTTTAAAATGATGAAAGCAATTAATGAGGGAAGTGTACAAGTTGCGGGTGATTGGGTTTTAGGTGCTAGACCTAAAAAATGGATGGAAATGAAGCCACATTTTTACATGAAATATGCACAACAAATTAAAAAATTTTACACAGTTCTGCCGCCATATTGTCCAAATTATACAGATTTTAATTGTGGTCACATGGCAACACACTACATTGTAAATCCAAAAGCTGGCGGCTTAGGATGTGATGAAATCCATATGTATGGATTTGATTCATTATTTTCATTTGACACAACAAGTATGTCAGATATGTTTTTACAATCTGATAGAGGAAACAACCAAACGGAAAAACTAACTCGTCGGTGGAGACCAGTATGGATGGGAATATTTAGAGAATTTTCTAATACTCAGTTTGTTGTATATAATCATAAAGGCGATACCGGTGTAATGAATTTTCCTAAAAATGTAGAGGTAAGAGATGGAAAATGAAGCATTATCGGAGGGCGATAGTGATGACCCATGCGATGATTGTACGGATTTTGAACAATTGTGGAAGTGGTATGAACCACAGAAAGTAGATAATGATGACACATAGTGTAGAAGATTTTTATAATAAAATTAAAGTTATGCATGATAAAGGTATTGAACTCCACCGCGAACGATATAGAGTTCAAGGATGGTATGATAAAGCACGATGTCAATATATGGTAGACGATATTAAAGCTTTAGCACGAGATATTGAACACGGGCTTATTGACTTAAATATTGACTTTGGAAAAAAAACGTAAGTAGTTGATTTCTAAAGAAACAAAAAGGTGTACAATCGGTTTAAACTATGGTAGATTAGTACTATAAGGTAAACAAAGGAAAATCAAATGTCAAGAATTACACATCTTCCAAACGGTTCAATGATTAAAGCTGACGTAGTTGCAAGCTTCGACAAAGCAATTCGCGATGACTTTAACCTTCGCCCTGGTTTTGGTTCAACAGATTTTTGGAATTTTGTTGAGTCTGATATGTATATGGACTTATCTGGCATTTATGCTTCATCTTATATTGATGAATGCTTTGAAACTTTAGCCGATCTTGAAATGGAGACAGTATAATGGAATTCACTTACTCAGACGATTGCTTCTCAGACCTTCATAAAGATGTTTATGGGTTTCGTCCTCGTGGTATTATAATGGACGATTGGAATGATCGTACTCCTCGCCAAAAACAAGAGCTATGGAATGCTCTTTGTGACCAGCTTGAGGAGAATACTGCTCGTGAAAAAAAGATGGAAGCAATGAAAGTTGATGAATTCAAAGAGCGTATTCATCAAGCTCAAACCTGGGGTGCCAGAGATTATTGGGACGCTCTTCGCTGGATCACCGGCTGTGAAACTTTTTATCACATTCAAGACGTTGAACACTATGTGTGGGAGCAAGGTATCTTGTTTACACAGTATGGTAAACAGCTTGTCGAAGATCTTGCCAAAGTGGTAGAATATAAAGAGTTTGCATAATGCATTGGGTCCTAGTATACATCGTAATTTCTGGTCATTCAATTTATGCTGTTAATGCTATGGGCCCAAAAACTTATTTTGCAACTATTAATGATTGCTTTTTTGCTCGAGAAAGATTGTCAGTGACAGTAGGTGGAGATGTAGAAGGTTACTTTCCTACTAATAGTCAAGCAATTTGCGTACAAGCCTCCGTGGTGGAATAGGTAGACACAAGAGACTTAAAATCTCTCGCCTAGAGGCGTACCGGTTCGAGTCCGGTCGGAGGTACCAATGGTCACGTAGCTCAACTGGATAGAGCAGCTGACTTCTAATCAGCAGGTTGAGGGTTCGAGTCCTTCCGTGATCGCCAAAAACAAATGAAAAATAATATGATTCTAACAATTAAATTTAAACGACATTTGGAAGTAAAAGACACTTTACTTGAAATGATAGCTAGTACTCCATCAGGAAATATTCTTGAAGGACAAGATAAAATTCAAAATACTGATTGGCATCACTCAGGTGGGCAGCCACAAGCATATTGGAATTTTGTAGGACCAATTATCTTTCAAGAGCTTGAACCTATTATTACTGAAAAGCTTTTACCTGATAGTTGGAGTATTAAAAATGCTTGGTTTCAACAATATGAAACTAAAGATACTCATTCTTGGCACGTTCATCCAGGAAGTTTTTGGAATGCTGTATATTATATTGAATTACCAGAAGATGGGCCTTCTACTCAAATGCAAATGCCTATCACACGTGAAGTAATAACACCACAAGTTACAGAAGGTGATATAATTATATTTCCTGCTGTATATCGTCATAGATCAGCACCAAATGAATCGAAGAAAAGAAAAACAATTATCTCATTTAATATCAATGCAAATGAGGTAGTATCTCGGAGTAGCGCAGGCTGGTAGCGCATTTGGTTTGGGACCAAAGGGTCGGGAGTTCAAATCTCTCCTCCGAGACCAAATTTAACGAAAGGATATATAATGGCAAAAGGCTTTACAAACGCTAAGAAAACATCAATTGGTAGAAGAAATGTAAAAACGTCTTCTATGAATAAAAGTAAAAAACGTAGTTTTAAAAAATACAGGGGACAAGGGTGAACTACTACTTATTTGGGTTACAGAGATCAGGAACAAATTTAGTCCACAATTTAATTAAAGATAATTATGGATTGGAACCAGCAAATTCTGGACATGAAGAGTGGAAACACTCTATGAAACCTGATTTAAAAAATGATTATCCAATTTTTAAAGTAATCAAAAATCCATACACTTGGGTTGAATCTATAGTTTATAGAGAACGTGCAGATTTTTATGAAAAACATGATTATGATTTTTTCCAACCAGGACCATTTATGGTGGAAGATGTTAATTTAAATATGTTGATGTACGTTTATAAAACTTGGTATGATCAATGGAAAGATAAAGGCATACTCATTAAATATGAGGATATTTTATATCCAGAACAACAAAGAGAATATTTTGCAAAACACTTTGGAGATTTAGGTGATTGGAAAACAGTTGCACCTGGATCTATGTTTATGTGTGAAGATTTTAAAGAAGAGCACTTAGAATATTATGAAAAGCAAAGACCAACGAAACTAACTGGTATGCATGTGAAAATAATTAATAAAGTGATGACTAAATATTTCTTTATTGAAACTGGATTTAAAATGTTAAGAGTAAAAGGATTAATCTAAAACCATAAATCTGCGAAATCCAATTGCAGTAGATAAAGGTCTTTCTCCAATTGTTACTTGGTTTTTATCATTTCCACTTATAATAACAACATATTCTTTATTATCTCTTTTTCTCATTTCTAAGAAAAACCCAACATGACCTTGCCAGTCTTCACCATCTTCTCTTGGGAAAACTATAATATCTCCTTGAGTTAAATCTTGAGGAAGAATTTGTTGGCCATATTGTAAAAAGCTTCTTGCAAGTAAAGATGTTTCAGGATCAATAATTTCAGTACCCCAATATCCTGATTGTTGTAAAACTGAATTCATAAATGCTGCACACCAAGGTGTAACAAATGGATCGACATTAAGAAATTTTTTTAGTTCTTTTCTATGCGTTTTTTCATTATATCCAATATACATATAACTATTCGAAATAAAAGGATGAACGTAATCAGCCGCGGCTGAAGTACTTAGTGCTAGTGCACCTACTGTAAAAAAAGTAATTTTTTTCATTTTATGGTGTACATTTGAATAGAACTATGGTAGTATATATAAAATCTTTAAGGAGTCAGACTATGAAAAAACTTATTCTCGCAATTGCATTGATTGGCATTGGTAGCACAACATTTGCTACATGCGCTCAAGCTGCAACTCGTCCAGCAAAAGTTGTGTTTGTTGAAACAGAAAGAGTTTACGAAAATGTTTATGTTGAAAAAGAAGTTTGTACACGTGAAAGAATTGAATATACTACACCAAGCGGCGATGTTCTTGGAGGCCTAATTATTGGTGGAATCCTTGGTAAAATCATCACAGGTGATGATGGAGGTGCTGCTGTAGGTGCTGTACTTGGTGCAGGTATTGAAGGTAATAAAAGAAAACATGTAGGTCATGGGTACGAAACTAAATGTGAAATTGTAGTTGAACCTGTTAAACGTGAAATCAATATGTATGTCGTCCATTGGAAATATAAAGGAAAGCGTGGATATTTCTTTACAGAAAAGAAACACTACGTAGGCCATACTATTCACGTTGATGTAGGCCACTAATGGTATTTAAATTAAGTGGTGATTTAAATAGATGGGGCATAGGAAAAATCGGGAATGGTTTAGTTCATCCAGACAAAACTAGATTTTGGTTAGATATTCCAAAAAATGCATCACAAACTACAATTCATGGATTAACTAATCGTCATAAAAATGATGGAAAATGGCAACCAATTAATTCATCAAACTTTAATGTTAATAAAACTCACAAATATTTAATTGTTAGAGATCCGATCCAGAGATGGGTTGGATCTTCAGTAGAATTAGCATGGCATTTTCATAAACATAAATCAGAGGGAGATTTTTTTGCACAAAAAAATTTAAGAGAATGGTATGATATGCACGCACAGCCTGATCTTCACCACTTACCGCAATGGGTATGGGCAAGATATTTAGACTTATATAATGGTACAACTTTTATTATAATGGACGATAAAGATATTAAATTAAAATTAAAAAAAGCATTTCCAGATTATGATTTTGATATAAATGTAAATTATACTGAAGATAGTGAATTTAAGAAGAAAATGAAATATCGTATTATGGATGAGTTCATGACTGATCCTATATTTGTAGATAAGTTAAAAGATTATTACGCTGAAGACTACGATTTACTTGAACTAGCACATAAAAATCAGTTATAGATATAGAGGTAACATATGGTTGATAGTAACGATGAAGATCCAGAACCAATACGGTATTATGAATGGATGCTTTGGAAATTGAGACAAGAGCGGAAAGAAAATGACAAATAAAAGATATAAAGATTTCTATGACGACAATAATTTGTGGATGTGGTTAGATATATGTACAAACTGTAATGCAGGATGTCCCGAATGTCACAGAACAGATTGGGAAGGTGGAGGCCTAGGAAAGCAAGAATGGCTTCCTCTTGTTAGTTGGACCTTTGCACAATTTAAAAAGGTTTATCCTCCTGAGTTTATTAAAAGAGTAAAAGAGTGGGATATTTGTGGAACGTGGGGAGACCCTGCAATGTGTAAAGATCTATATGAAATTGCAGAATATATTATTACACATCGTCCTAATGTTAAATTAAGCATTGATACAAATGGTAGTATTAGGTCTAAAGCCTGGTGGAGAAAACTTGGTGAATTATCTAAACTTATGCCAATAGATGAAGGTGTAAGACCTATTAGAGTTGATTGGGCAATCGAAGGCATCAATCAAGAAATGCATCAAGCGTATCGTAGAAAAACTCACTTAAATAAAGTGCTAGGAAATATGCAAGCTTTTGTTGAAGGTGGTGGTTATGCAACAGCTATGGTGGTTGTTCATAAACATAATCAAAACTATTTGCAAGAAATTAAAGATTTAGCAATGTCTTATGGTGCAACCGAAGCCTGGTTTACAGAATCAAATCGTTTTTATAATGGTCCTATTTTCCATTTTAAAGATGAACATGGTAATGATGCTACATTAGAACAAGCTGGTGGTGACTATTATAAACCTAATCCTGTTAGACCACCTCAAGCGGATTGGAAAACAAGAGTAGAAAAACAAGCCTGGTTTAAAGAAGCACAAGAGGGCGTAGATGAAATAGAGGAATTTGAAGATGAAGACAACTTGTATTGAATGTAGTTGGCAAAATGAAGGAAAAATTTTAATTAATCCTGATGGCCAAGTTTTTCCTTGCTGTTATCTTGCCAATAAGACATATAAAGCTGATCAGCATGGTGCAGCATTTGCTACTATGGAAGAAAAATCTGAAGAATGGGGCAATTGGTTTTGGAAAGAAAAGTCTGATGCGATTATGAGAAAATACATAGAGCATAAAGACGATTTAAACGTATTTAATAAACCAATGGAAGAAATTGTAAATCACCCTTGGTTTACAGAATGGCTGCCTGAGTCATGGGAAGAAGAAGAAACACGTAATGAAATTTGTGTTACGTTTTGTGAAGTTCCTGTAGATGAAGAAGAGAAAAAAGAATTCTTTGAAAAGTATACAAATTCATCATGACATTAATTGTTGGCATAAGTGAGGGATTTCACGATGCCGGCCATTGCGTGATTAAAAATGGAAGAATTATTAAGGCTGAGCATTCTGAAAGATTTACTCGTAAAAAAAATGATAGATGGTTATCTGATAACTCTGCAACAGATATTTGCAGAGCAGACTTAGTTGCTTTTTATGAAAAACCTTGGCTAAAAAAGACTCGGCAGTTTTATGCTGGACAAGGCTGGAAGAAAACTCATACAAAATATGATATTTGTTTTCCTCATCATATGTCTCATGCCGCAGCTGGATTCTATACATCGACATTTGATGAATGCGATATTTTAGTAGTTGATGCCATTGGTGAATGGGATACTATTTCTATCTGGAAAGCCTGGATGGATGGCGATATACCAAAAATGAAAAAGACCAAGAGTTGGAAGTATCCATATTCTCTTGGTCTTTTTTATTCTGCGGTAACACAAAGAATTGGACTTAAACCGCAAGAAGATGAATATATTACAATGGGTATGGCAGCTTATGGTTCTCCTAAACATGTCACAGCCTTGCAACCTTATATGGAATCTAACTGCCATAAAGGTATTGGCAATGCAATTCCAGAAGCAAAAGATGAAGATCTTGCAGCCTCTGCCCAATTTTGCATTGAAAGAGAAATATTACATATAATAGACAAATATTGTTCTCATAAAAATTTAGTGTTTATGGGAGGTGTGGCTCTTAATTGTGTTTTAAATACTAAGATAGCTGAACGTGGAAAAAATATGTGGATTATGCCTAATCCTGGTGACTGTGGATCCTCTCTTGGCGCTGCAGCATTAGCATATGGTAAAAAATTAAAATGGAGGCACCCATATCTTGGTACAGACATACGAAGAGAAATCAATCCTACAGAAGTTGTTGAACATTTGCTTAAGCATTCTTATTGCGGTGTTGCAAACGGTCGTGCAGAGTTTGGCCCTCGCGCTCTTGGCAATCGTAGCTTGCTTGCTGATCCTAGACGAGATATTAAAGACACAGTTAACCAAATTAAACGTCGACAAAAGTTTCGACCCTTTGCACCCGCAATCATGGAAGAATATGCTGACGAATATTTTGAAGGACCGATGAATGAGTATATGCAGTTTGTAGCAAAAGCTAAACATGATTATTCTTCAGTAACACATGTAGACGGTACAGCAAGAGTACAAATTGTAAGAAAGAATTGTATGTCACCACTAAGAATTATTTTAGAAGAATGGATGGATAAAACAGGTGTTCCTATGTTATTAAATACAAGTCTTAATATTAAAGGACAGCCTATGGTAGATACATGGGAACACGCGAAACAATTCGAGGAGCATTATAATGTTAAAGTCTTCTAAAATATTATTTGCTTCTGGTTGTAGTTTTACACAAGAAGGTTGGACAATTACAGAAGCAAATTATATGAAAGATTATCCAACAGGACCACATCCAATGTGGCCTGAAATCTTAGGAAATAAAATGAATTTAAAGGTTGTCAATCACGGTCGTGGTGGGCATGGTAATGATTACATTATGCAAGACAGCATAAAATTTATTCTTGACAATTATAAGAATATAGAATTAGTTTGTATTCAATGGTCACAATTAACTAGAATGTGGGTTTATGATATGAATTATTTTAATCCTTCAGTCTGGTTAAATGAAGAATATCGTAAATATGGAAGACCTGAATGGGAAGAAGATGATTTTAATGGCTTTCCAAATATTTTTGGTGATAGATTTAAAGCTTCTACAAAATTAATGAAATTTGTTATAAGAGATCCGTATACTGTTGTAGATTTATTTAAAAAGTATCTTAGAGAAATATACACACTTCAAAAATTATGTGAAGAATTAAATGTGAAATATATTATGGGTCAAGGGTTTACTTCTCATCAGTTAGATCAATGGAAATTAGTTAATCCTGATTTGGATTGGAAAGAAGTTTTAAGTTGCTTAGTTGGACAACCAGAGTTTCATTTAATTAATAAGAAAACATTTATGGGTTGGCCTTGTCTTCCTGAGCTTGGTGGTATAACAATGACAGATCATCATCCAGAATTTTCGCCTATTCCAAAAAATAGAATAAATCCTATAGATCCACATCCAAGCGCTTATGGCCAAAAACTTTTAGCTGAGCAATTTCATAGCAAATATGTAGAGTTATACGGATGACTTATGTTTTATTTAGTGGTTGTAGTTTCACCGCAGAATCATATTACTGGCACCAATTTATAAGAACGCCTGAAGAAAATTTATTACATGATTATCACAGAGGTTTAAACCTCTTTCCAGCCTGGCCTGAAATTTTAACAAATCAGCTTAATAAAAAGACAGGCAGTAATCATGAATGTGTTAATGTTGCTGTGTCTGGAGATAGCAATCAACAAGCTATTAGAAATATATTTACTTATCTTGAAACTCATGAAAAACCAGAAGCAATAGTCATAGGTCTTACTGAATGGACAAGATTTGTAGATTATTATGGTAATGCTATAACTTGTTCGCTTGTTAGCCATTTAAGTCAACGAGGATTTTATGATGATCCAGAATCATTTGATGAGCTTGAAGAAATTATCATTGACTATCAACAATCAAGATATCAAGGGCATAAACTAAAATCCGCCACTGCGTCTACTATTTTTGGATTTATGGAAGGAAAGCAAGCAAGAAAATACTATCGAGGAGCAATAGAACTGAATTTAGATTATTTAGAATATTTAATTCTTTATTGCCGTGTAAATGAAATAAAACTTCTTCTTTGTCAAGTTCTATCTCCTTGGTGGGGTGGTAGTCTAAATCCAGAAGATTATGAAGAATCCAAAAAGCACATAGGTTATGAGTGTAATAACTTAAAAAATAGAATAAATACTATTGAAAGTTATTTTGATGCAAACTGTAAATTTCATACTGAAAAGGAAATAGGATTAGAAAATTCATTAAGATGGAATTCGAATTGTCTGACTAGGAAATGGAAACACTGTCATTCTTTTCATTGTTCTAATGTTGTGATCCCATCTACTGGTAAACCTGATCCTGGAGATCAACACCCAAATAAAGAAGGACATGAGTATATTGCGAGCCTTATATTTAAAGATTTTAATGCATTATTCAATCATTAAATACAAAATTAGAATGAAATTTTTCAAGCCGAAACACGAAGAAAAAACTCACGTGTTTATTTACGAACAGGACGAGTAAAATGGAAGACATATTTGATTTTGGTTTCACCGCTGTTGATGAAACAGAATTAGAAGCAGTTCAAAAAGCAACAACAGCTGCTACAGAAACTGCAGCTACTGCCACATCTTATCAAGATAGACTTGATAAATTATACAATGCTGTTACACCTCTTCTTAATAACCTAAAAAAGAATCCAGAAAAAGAATACATTTTATGGCCGAATCGGTTAGCAAAAGTAGAAGAATTTGAGACACATTTGCAAAAAATTTATAGCGGCAGCTGAAAAAAAAACGTAAGCGATTGATTTCTATCAGTTTTTAATTGCACTTTTTCCTTTACATTACTGTGAAAATAGTGTAGATTAGTTATATAAGGTAAAAAAAACTGGAGAAAAAAATGCAAATCTTAGTTCAACATCAAGAATTCGACAACGATACTGGCGAAGTGATTGGTTTCACTGACGTTGCTAAAGTTGATGTCACTGATTTCATTAACCACGGTGTTAATGAACAGCTTGAATATGCATGGCGTTATACAAATAACGTAATGGGTAGCTGGTCTAAAAAAATTGGCGGTGACGCAAATGACGATGTTGAAGTTTTGGTTGAGCGTGAAGATGGTTTAGGTCTTCGTTCTTCAATGATGGGTGATCGTATGATCGTTGATGGTGTAACTTACAAAGTTGCAATCGCTGGTTTTAAGGAGGTAGCGTAATGTACAAAGGTTATCAAGAAAAATTGTTTAGTAACTCATGGGGTGTAAACTCTGGTTTCGAAACTCTTAGAGATCAACTTAACGAGTTGATTCCATTGTCTGGTGCTTGTGAAAATCCACGGACCAAGAACAAGGCACTTGACAAGTTCCGTAGAGCTCAAAATGCAGCTTACGATCTTTTTAACAATGGTCTTTGCAATAAGCGTGGTCTCTTCAACCAGATCTATGGATTTGCTCCGACTCAGCGCTGCACTAACTATGCTAGTCGATCCCAGTGGGGTCACTGGGAAGACCGAGTCGAGGAGGTCCTGACTCCGATCATTATCGCTGCGGCTCGTGAACAGGGGATAAAGTAATGGAATGGGAAGGAGTAACTTATGATGACCGCCATGGAGGCCCTTTTGATCGCGGATCGGCTGATTCGTATTATCGTCGTGGTCCTGATCCTCACTTTTATATTGGGTCAACTTATCAAAGTGATCGCGTAGATGAAGGTGAAATGAGTGTAGATGAAATTAAAGCATATTATGCTGGCTACATGTATAATGAAAAAGAAGGTGATAAAAAGGAATATTAAATGTATGATCTTCAAGATGAGATTGAAAAAGATTTCAATCAATGGGTGAAAGATAACAATTTGTTTGACATCCAAAAGCAAGCTCTACTAAATGCTTATGCCTATGAAAAAGGCTGGGCCCAATCCTCTGACTCTGGAATGGAAATTGTAGATGAGTTGGACAACTAAACTATATGAAAAAGCAGCAGCTTTTCATAGCATTTCCGTTGAAGAATTGCAAGAGCGATTAGTAAACGGAGAAGCACTCATCCATAAATATTATGTAGGTATTTATGGAAAGGACTTTATCTAATGTTTACTATTGAAACTGACATGGATGAAACTGCTATCACAATTATGGATGATACAGGAGAGCTTGAAGATGTTCAGGCTCTTTTGTACGATGACTATTGTCATATCAGACAATGGAATGAAAAGACTAAACTATTTGATGTAGTTACCTTAAAAGCTGAGATGTATTTAAAGCTAATGGAAGCTTGGAAGCTTGGTGATGGCACATATGTCTTAGAGAAAAAAAACGTAAGTGTTTGATTTTAAACGAAACAAAAAGGTGTACAATCGGTTTAAACTATGGTAGATTGGTTCTAGAAATTATGGAGGTCTACATGGATTTAATTACTACACTGACTATCAGCGAACGTTTAGCTAACATTCAATTACAAGCCAACAATATGGCTTGGTCTAAGGAACGCTTGCTTCTTGAAATCGGTCAGCTTAAACTTGACCTTGAGGCGGAGGCTGAAAAAGCCGAAGCCGAATTTATCCGTGAAAATGCTGTCGAAATCTGCGCAGCAATCAACGCCGCTTAAGGAGATATATTATGGAATATGCAACTACTCAATCAGAACGTCTTGCTTTGATCAAGAAAGTCGCTAACCGCCGCAAAAAACTTGCAGCGGTCAAATCTAAAACTCGCAAGATACGAGCTCCTAAAGTTGATCGTTCTTTTATGGACATCCCTAAAGAGTCTAACATGTATCAGTGGACTGATGCATCTAAATACGCCAAAGAATATTATGGCGAAACCATGTATGAAACTACAAGGTTTGACAATGACTGGGATTAATCCAGAAATTCGTAATAGGATTCGTCTTTCCGTTGCAGCTTATGCTTATGAAATGGAAGACAATCCTATTATGGGCGATCATGAGTTTGATGAATTATCCAAGACTATTAATCCTGCTGAAAAAACTGGCAATAGAAAAATGGATAATTTTTTCAGAAAACATTTTAATCCTGACACCGGTATGTGGATCCGCCTTCATCCTGAAAGGCAAAAAATAAAATGGATTTATGATACATACTACAAAAATAATGGTGTACAATCTTAACGCACTGTGGTAGAATAATGGTTATGAAAACTATACACTATGTAGGAATGGATTACGATACTTATCAGCGTGCTAGACGTGTATTCGGTGGTCCAGCCTATTACCACAGGTGGATGGATGATCGTGTCTGGACTGAGGTTGCAGATAGCGACACTGTTGTAATTGGTGATCCAACTCATAGACAATATGTATGGGATGCCTCTGCCGTACCAAGAGAGTACACAGAATGAGGCATGATCTTCTTTGGCGATATGTCCACATTGGACTACTCGTTGCAATAGTAGTAATCCCTTTAGTTCTAATAGGAGTTATGTTATGAATATTTTCCCTGCTAGTCTTATCAACACTCAAAATCATTGGATGGTTGGTACTGAATGGCCTTTTGCTAAAGGCACTGTTACTATGCATGACGAAGGCTTTAGTTGTACATGTCAAAAGAAACCACGTAAAGCATGTAGTCACATTAGAAATGTAAAGCTAAGAATATATGGAGTGTACCAATGAGTATGCATATGATTCGTGGTGTGCAAGTCCACGGTAAATCAAAAATTAAACGTAAACCTGGTTGGAAAAAAGCTCAACAAGAGCATGAAGAATTTCTAAAGAAAATGGGTGTGACTGGCAAAAAATCTAATTATCGAGCTCCTATGCCTGATTATAGTTCAAATCGTCAGTCACTTCCAACTTCAGATGTTATATGCGGCAACGGCACAAAACGTGACGCTCAAAAATATACAGGTGATGAGATTGCTGGTATTGTTGTTACACACAAATCTAATCTTATGCCTGTTCGTAAAGACAATAAAAAAGCATTTGTTGATGCTGCTCAAATGCGG